AACATTCCATTTGTAACTGCCTGTGCCATAAATCCTTTTGGACCTACATTGACTTCATCGTCAGCTCGAGTATTAAAAATACCACCACTTGTACCTGAAGTCATTATTGTGGCACCACCACCAGTCATATGCATATCACCAACATTCATTGCTTTATTGGCCAAGGTAAACATTCCCGCAATAGATGCCCCTGCAACAACAAGAGCGGCAATTGGATTAGGTATTTTTGAAAATGCACTCTTAAAAATCTCAAATACAGCTGTTAAAGCTGTTATTCCTTTCAAGGCTTGAACTGCTTTTACAAGACCATATACTCCAGCAACAGCACCTAAAAGCATTGCTGGCATTCCACCAAGAATATCATTAACAAGATTGAACGCTGATGCAATACCAGTTATAGGAATTAATATCAATCCCACTACCCCAAGCACCGCACCCAATGCAGGAACGACAACACTAATAAGCGTAGTTCCAATCATAGACAATGAATCTCCAAATGTGGTCATAAATTTATTTATACCCTTTCCTATTATATCGGACATACTTACCATACCACTTTGTATTTTTTGTTGAGTAGTTAGACTATCGTCATTTAAAATTTTCTGTCTTTCTGCAGCCTTTACTTGAGTCAATAATTCACTTGTGGTTAATCCCATAGCCTGTGCAAGTTTTTCTTTTTCTATAGGTAATAAACTTTCAAATTCTGCCTGAGTCCCCACATTTTTCAATATTTCTTCTTGTAACTTGGCAGTATCACCTACGAGTGCAGCTCTTCTTGCCGCATCTAAATTCAAATCTCTTCCGAGTAAAACACTTGCCTCCATTTCTGCATTCACAGAACTTTCAAAATCCATAAGTGAATCTGCAACTTTAGCAACTATTGCTAAATTACTACCAAGTTGTCTTGCAGCTACTGCGGTTTCTAATAAATTCTTTCCACCATCTTTTGCGTATTTTGCAAAAAACTCTGCATCTTCCGTGACATCTGCAAATACCTTACTTGGTATTACTTTATTTTGTAAAGCTAACTCACGAGTAGACATAATCAATGCATCTGCTTGGTCTTGTGACAATCCACCAATTGCTCTCATATTTTCTCTCATCACAATCAAGTCACTAGCACTCATTCCAATTTGTACAGATGTATTGATAAGATTACCTAAAAAGTTCTTTGACTCATTTACAGTTCCACCCAACTCTTCTCGTATTGCAATTTGTGCACTCTTTATCTCATCTCCACTAACACCCAATAGTGCAAATTGAAATGATAAGATTTGTGATTGTTTGGTTAGTTTTGATGCCTCCATTACAGAAATACCTAACTCTTTTCTCAACTCTACTGCACTCTTTACGATTGATGCGACATATGCAACAGTTACAAGTGCAGCTGCACCTAAGGCCATCATTTGTAATTTACCTGCCTCTATATTTTTCGCCTTGTCTTTTGTTTTCTTTTCTGATTCTGTGAATAGATTTAATTGCTCTCCAGCATTTTTTGTAACTTCTTTCGTAGACTTAGATGCATCTTTACTGGCTTTTGAAACTTTGTCGGCTCCCTCAGCTGCTCCTTCAATAGTTTCTTCCATTTTTTTACCACCCATTTCAGAAAAAGCTGCTTGAGCACCAGCAACAGTATCTTCAATACCTTTTTTTAACTTTTCCACAAAAGGTAAATTTAAAAATGTCTTTTTAACTTGTTCATTTAGGTCATCAAATATTTGACTCAATCCCATTGCCTCAGATAAGGTTTGTCCAAACATACCTTCCATAAAACCTTTTGCTTTTTCTAATGGACCAAGTAATAATTTTGCCTGTGCATCAAGTTTTTTTGCAGTAGCCAATGCACCTTGATACGCCTTCAAATGTGAATTTAGTACTGTTGCTTGGTCTTTATTTGATTTAGATACTTTTGCAATTTGTTTTTGTAGAGTCTTGGTGTTGTCCATTATCAAAAATGTAGACTCACCAATATCATCAAAACTTGTTACAATTTCAGAAATTGAATCAGTAATGGAGTCAAAGGTAGACAACATTTTCTTGACATCTTGACCTTGCTCCTTAAAAGCTTTGGCTGAACCGACAATGGAGTCTTTATACTTTTGAGCCTTTGCGGTTAATTCGTTCTGATTCCTAACTTCTTGATTAGTTGCCATATTTTTTTTCTTTTAGTTGAATTTTGAAATACTATGATTTCTGAAGAACTTACTATAGATTACGATATTTTCTCAAATCGGATAAAGCTTTCTTTGCACTTGGACTACCTTGTTTTGCTAATTTCACTAAGGTTTGCTCCCAAGTATCGAGAGCCTCTTCTGTTTCTTTCGTGGCTTTCTGTATTGTAGGGTCATTATTAAATGCCTTATTTAGAGCGTTAGAACGACCTTTCAATATCAATTTTAATATTCCGTCAAGAATACCTTCTGTTAGTTTTCCACGAGTTTTCATAAGATTCTCCAATATAGTTATAAATATCGTGAAATACTATTTTCTCGTTATTCCAGGCTTAGAAAGACCTTGAGTTTTTTTGGTTTGTTTGTCCATATATTCTTTTTCTTTGTGGTTTTGTTCTTCATATTTCTTTATATAAAACCTACGAAGATAGATGGGCAGGGTATACACTTGGTCAAATGTAAATTGGCCCTGTCCCAGGTAAAGGAGATACCATATCTCAGAATGCAAGTCCGCCTTATATTGCGGACTCGGGCCAAAAAAACTTGGTGGTGATGGGTAGTTGTAAGGTGTGATTTACTCCGTCTTCATCCATATAGTCCCAACTTAAGTCTATATCAGGTGTTACCATTCTCGCATGTTCACGCAATGCTACGGCATCCCTTGAAAGAAGATAATTATCGACAAACTCCGTGATAGTTGCCTTTTCGGAATCTCCATTTACAGATGTAATGAGTCTCTTTAGACGAGTAGTTACTCCCCTATCGACTCCATCTACTTTTGATATTTTTTTCAAACCCTCAAGTTCTCTTGTTACTTCATCTTCATCTAATGCAGTAAGTAACTTGAAAGTAACATCTATTTTTGAATTAGGTAGCTTAAATGGTATATCACTCCCACTTTTTGGTAATAAACTTTCATCTATGATTTTATCTTTGAATGAAGTCAAATCAATTGTGTCTGATACTTTCTGACCATTAGTCGGATGTTCAAACTCAACATCATATTTCTTACCATATGCAAGTATTCTTGCAGCTATCATAATTGCGTTTTTATCACCAATCAAAAGTTCACTATATTTTATTTTCTTATCAACAATAAGATTCTGTATGAATTTGTCAATAACTTGACCCTTTCTTACAAGATTTACTGATGTTAGAATATCCTCGTCTTTTGCGGTAGGATATCTTATTTCAATAGTACCTTTTGCTAATGGTGATTCTTTTGGATAGAGTTTACCTTTTGACGGCAAATCTACCACTTCAGTTGGAAACTGAAAGTCAGCCATTGCTATACTCCTATGTTATTATACTATACTAAAACCATTTATATAACTATACTTTTGGAAAAAATGCCAGATATAAAAGTATTGTTAGAATTGTAATATTGCGTAATCGTATTGTAATGTTAGTGTTATGTCTACTGGATCAGTTCCATTACCCCAATCCAAATCATTGAAAGCTGCATTCTGTATGTATGCCCCTTTCAATGTCCATTCTTCTACAACATCACCAACAGGTCCGAGTAGATTGAATGTTACATCTTTTTTGTAAAAGTCTGAATATCCATCACGACCCGTAACAGACTCGTGTGATAATCTAACCCATTCCATTACTGCCTGTGCAGCCGATGGAACAACTGGGTCGTAAAGTGTTATGTCTATAGTTTGCCAAGCACCTTTACCCTTGACATATCTTTTCACATTTATGTGATCTAATTCTATTGTATCAAACTGAATAGATGGTCTATTTGCCGCTTTGATAAGGTAAGACGGAATTCCTTCAATGTACATTACATATCGGTTTTTAGTCTTCGGTTCAAACGGTGTGAACATTATTTCAGAAGGATCTAATAAATCTGGCATTTGATTTCTCCAATTAAAAAATTTCTTATTTCAGTAATAAATATCAGTATTCTAAAAAATCGTCTGATTTGTTTTAGTATGATTTTTCATAGTTTTTTCATAGTTTTATTCTTAAACAAAAAACCCCACGAGTAGTGGGGCTTTTTGAAATGTAATTGACTAATTACTCTGGAAAAGAAGCTCCAGTTGGTTGTACAATAAAGTCAAGTACAATGAACTCTGCAGTTCTTGTTGGTTGAATGAAGATTTGTCCAACTAACCTATTTCTGTCTACGACATCAGGTGTGTTGTTTGTATCGTCCATTACAACTCTGAACGCTGACAGACCACTATTAGCCTGTACTGATTCTAAGAACGGATTCACAATGTTCAAGAAACGATTTCTTGTAGAGATTGTGTTCTGTTCAAATACCAAGAACCTTGAAGAACTTGAGATAAACTTCTTAAGTCTAATCAACAATCTTCTTACATTTACCCTATCCAATGCAGATGGTTTTGCTTGTAAGGTCTTTTGACCCCAAACACAAACACCTTGACCAGGAAATGTTGCGATTGGATTGACTCTACCTTCGTATAAGTCATCTCTTTCTTCGTGAGTCAATCGTGTTTTAGCTTCTGTTACAGAAGTCAAACCACCACGATTCAAACCAGCAGGTGCGAACCATTCGTGTGCCACTTTATCAGTAAAAGATATTACACCAGGTAATACTACTGAAGGCGGAACCCAAGTAGGTAGATTTGTATTTAAGTCTACAATCTTTACCCACGGATAATAAGTTGCCGCATAATTAGTGTCGAATTTTTCTACCTCACCAGTTACTGTACTGATTGTATCACCCCAAGCTGCTGAATCCATTACATAAAATGTATCTGCTCTTTCTTCCACTTTAGTGATAGCATGATTAGTTACATTAGAGTGTAATCTTGAAATCACACCAGGTGTTACCAACATATTGATATCAAACTCATCAGCATTACTTATTGCATTTAGTGCCCTCTTATAAGCAACTGAACCACTTGCAGTAGAACTTGATAAATCAAATCCAGAACTATTTGCAGAAGTGATTTCAGCACCAACATAAGGTACTAACGCAGGATTGTTACCATCGAATCCAAACTGAAATGGTACTTGGAATTTTCTTTGTCTGATATGTGAAGCAGTCAAAGTAATTGATTCAGTTGCATCAGATGATGTTCCATCAAGTGCTGCAGCTGCTTCTGCACTTCCTAATTGGTCTTCCAATGAGAAAGTAACATTGTTACCATTACCAGCATCTTTTGGAATCGGATTTAGATACTCTCTACTATCAAAGTTAGAGAAGTCAAATCCATAAGCTTTTGCAGCCTGATACTGACCTGTTACTGAGTTTACCTGAGTAGTCACAAAAGAAGCACTTGGTACATTTGTTGTACCAGGAACAGGATTGAATACTTTTCCAAAACCCATAGGTACTACAGATTTTGCTAATGAATTCAATGCACTTCCGTTACTTCCTTGGTCTGTGTAATCACCAACTCTGATATACTTTGATTTGTTTGGATAGTCACCATAATAGGTAAGTTTACCATTTGCATCAATCTCAACATATCTGTCACCAATAACTCTTGCGAAATATTGTGGTGATGTTGGGTCAAAGTTTAGGTTATCAAACTCTTCAAGTGTAACATTATCGTCAAATTGGTCTGGATTATATTTCTTCACTTGTAATGCGAAAGAACCATAATCAGAACCAAGAATTGAACCAGCAGCTTTTATCTGACTAATTTCAATCCTAAATTGTTGATTCATTTCAGCACCGTGATTTCTTGTGTACACCCTAAATAGATTCTTAGCAGTTCCACCTATTCTTTGTGATAAAATATAAGGTGTTCTTGCATTTGAATATGAAGAGTTTCCAGTCCAAGTATTTGCACTTCCATAAGTATCATAAGATTGTGTACCAGATTTGAAATCTAATGTACCACTTCCAGTTACAATATATGATGATGAAAGACTTGGTAATGCACTTTCAGTTTGTGCAGCCAGTTGATCCTTATGCACCACATGCAAATTTTTGAAATTTGCTAACAAGTAAACCGATGAATCTTGATTCAAAGGGTCTCTTGAGATAACATTTTCAATATAATTTGCACTTGATGTGTCGAATGATAAAGTATAAGTTTCAGCAGCGACATTAGAACCAGATACTGTCAATACAAATTCAGACGAAGCTGAAGCTGCACTACTCAAACCAACTCCTGTAAATCCTATGTCGGAAATACCTGAGTTAGCTTTAGCAGATGGTGCTAAGGTTGCAGCAACTTTACCATTAAACGAGGATTGGAAGTTGGTATCACCATCATTCTTATATTCAAGATTGATGTAATCAACTTCATACCCACCTATGTGTAAAACTCTAACTACGGTTACAGTACCTGCACTTCGTAGATATTCTCTTACAGCATATGGAGTATAAAACCTCTTATCCGTGGATCCAAACATCTCTTCAAACTCAGAGAAGTTACGAATAAGGGTTGGAACAAATGCCGGCCCTTTTACTGTTGGCCCGATAATAGCCGCTCCTATTTCCGCAATACCTTGCGGTAGGAATGATATGTCGGTTTCACGAGTAAAAACGCCTGGACTTACTATTCGTTCAGCCATTTAATTCTCCCAATTGGTTATAGTTGTTGTTAAATTTTTATATAAGTAAATATCAAATAAAATTCCCAAAATCACTTTCTGTACGAAATTTATTTACTCTCTCCTTGAGTATCACTTTCACTCGGTGTAAAAACACCTGTGTTTGGGTCTAATGTACCTGGTCCATATTTCTCGGTTATCGTATTAGTCAATTCTACTTCTTCTTTTTGAGTTTCTTCAAACTTCTTTATCATATCAGAATGGGCTTGACTAAGTGCAGCTTGTCGTTGAGCATTCAGTAATTTCTGAACTTCAATCTCACCAAGTCTATTTGTACACTCTACATAGTCTGTTTTTAATTGATTTAGTTTACTTACTTCTTCTTCCGTGAATTTTATATCACTCATTTATAACTCCTAAATTATCTTATATAAATAGTTTTAAAACTTCTGTAAATAGTATTTTTATCTAATTCTCGTTATAATACCATTCTGTATTGTCATAGTTTTTGATGTCCTACTATCTTGTAGAAAAGCTTGATTTGTACTCAAACTACCACTACCAGCTGGGCCTTGAGGTCCTGGAGGTCCTGGTGGTCCTGGAGGTCCATCTGGTCCGTCTGGTCCAGAAGGTCCTGTTGGTCCTGTTCCACCTTGTGCACCTGTTCCACCTTGTGCACCTTGAGGTCCTGGAGGTCCTGGAGGTCCTGTAATACTTCTTCCACTCGTTCCACTCGAACCACTTGCACCAGTAGGTCCTGGAGGTCCTTGAGGGCCTGGAGGTCCTTGTACTGAGACTCCACTTGTTCCACTCGAACCACTTGCACCAGTAGGTCCTGGAGGTCCTTGTGGGCCTGTTCCACCTGGAGGGCCTTGTACCGAAACTCCACTTGTTCCACTACTTCCACTTCCACCTTGTGGGCCTGGAGGTCCTGGAGGGCCTGGAGGGCCTTGTACGGAAACTCCACTTGTTCCACTACTTCCACTTGCACCTGGAGGTCCTGGAGGTCCTTGTATTGAGACTCCACTCGTACCACTTGAACCACTATTACCATCTCTACCATCAGAACCGTGTCTACCATCAGTACCACTTGTACCACTTGTACCACTACTTCCACTCGTTCCACTACTTCCATTTGCACCTGGAGGTCCTTGTGGGCCTACATCACCTTGTGCACCTTGAGGTCCTTGAGCTCCTTGAGGTCCTGTAATACTTCTTCCACTCGTTCCACTTGAACCATCAGCTCCTCTACCACCTTGTGGGCCTGGTGGGCCTGGAGGACCTTGTACCGAAACTCCACTTGTTCCACTACTTCCACTTGTTCCACTCGAACCATTAGCACCAGCAGGGCCTTGTGCACCTGTTCCACCTTGAAGTCCTGTAGCTCCTCTATCACCTTGTGGGCCTTGTGGTCCTGTTCTTCCACTCGTACCACTTGAACCACTTGAACCACTTGTTCCACTCGAACCACTTGTACCCGAAGTACCACTTGAACCACTTGTTCCACTCGAACCACTTGGGCCTGTTGCACCTTGAGGGCCTTGAAGTCCTGTAGCTCCTCTATCACCTTGTCTACCATCACTACCACTTGTACCTGAACTACCACTTGTACCTGAACTTCCACTTACTCCACTCGTACCACTCGAACCACTTGTACCTGAAGAACCACTCGTACCACTCGTACCACTTGAACCACTTGGGCCTTGTGCACCTGTACCACCTTGTGGACCTTGAAGTCCTGTAGCTCCTCTATCACCTTGAGGTCCAGTTCGTCCACTTGTTCCACTACTTCCACTTGAACCACTTGTACCTGAAGTTCCACTTGTTCCACTCGAACCATTAACACCAGCAGCACCTTGAGGTCCTTGGTCACCTTGAAGTCCTTGTGGGCCTTGTGGTCCTGGAGGTCCTTGAGGACCTGCTCTACCACTCGTACCACTACTTCCACTTACTCCACTTGTTCCACTTGATCCAGATGTTCCACTTGAACCACTTGTTCCACTTGTGCCTGAACTTCCACTTACTCCACTTGTTCCACTTGAACCACTATCACCTTTATCACCAGTTCTTGCGAATGTAACTATAACAAACTCACCATTACTAAATGGTGAATTATCAGAATTAGCAACTACTCCACCATCAACTACAAAGTAACCACTTTCTTCGGAAATACGAGTAATTGTCATCAAAATAAATTGTGATGAATCTGTAAGATTTGAAATTCTAAAATGTCCTTTTATGGTTGATGAAGAGTCATCTATTGTTCTTAGGTATGTTTGTATGTCTTCTGAATTACTATCTGCATCATCGATAAACATACGAGTTGCAGAACTTTGTGTAGAATTATTTAGTCTTATTATACCAGAACCAGGATCACTTGCAGTTGTAGAAGTACTAAATCTATATCTAAATGTTGCTCCACCAAAGTTACCATCTTGTCCACTTGTACCAGATGTTCCACTCGTACCACTTGTACCACTCGAACCACTTGTTCCACTTGTTCCACTACTTCCACTATTACCACTCGTACCACTCGAACCACTTGTTCCACTCGAACCATTATCACCTCTTCTACCATCAGCACCACTTGTCCCACTTGTACCACTCGAACCACTCGTTCCACTTGTTCCACTACTTCCACTTGTTCCACTTGAACCAGATGTTCCACTTGTTCCACTTGAACCACTTGTTCCACTCGTACCACTTGAAAAGGATGTACCTTGTACATATGTGTCTATTGCATCTAAATCTTGTTGCATCTCATCAATCAGATATGCTATAGGACCTACGAAATCTGAAAAACCATCATCTTCCAACCAACGACCTTTTGCAACAGATTCGGATGCAGCATTATGTACACTTTCGGTAACATAAAAGGCCAAATCTGTTTGGTCATAAGTTACACCTTTATCGGAAGCTACATCACCTCGACTTCTCGCAGAAGATATCTTCGTTTTTTGATCAGAAGTTTCTGCTAATTTGAATATCCGTTTTCGTGCTTTTCTTGTTATTGCCATTTATGTTTCCAATTTCTAATAAATATCATTTTATTGTAAACTATATGCATCTAAATACCACCACAATGTTACTATCGTGTCGTTTTGGTCACTTGTTGGGTCTATACTAACAGCAATAGTATCAGTATTTGAGAATGTAGATGTTGTTGAAAATGTTGCAAACCCATTATTATTAGCGGTCATACCAAGTATAGTTTCACTTTCTGTTGCAGTTGTACTTGGATTTGCAGTACCAGCACCTGCCTCGTGATATGCAACCACAGTATTACCACCTGCAGATTCTGACCTTATCACTGCCTTATGTAATTGTCCTGCAACTCCTGGTGCCTGTTTGTGATAATAACTAATCGAAGTTATTTCACTCAAACTATTCCAAGGTACATAAACTTTTGTACCTGCACTATATCCATAATTGTAATTATGAAATGTAGGATATAATTGAAATGCTGCAAATTTACCTTTTGAAAATCCAGCCTCTACAGTACCATCATATCCAAATAATAAATTATTATTTGCTGCAGTATTGATAACAAAGTCATTTTGTGTGGCTCCAGTATATCTATTTGAACTTCTTTCCAATTGGAGAGTTGCCTGTTCGGTATCTCTATCATCTAAATCATAGAACCCAATCATTGCATACTTACTATCAGTATCAGCCTTTAGTAGAAGTTTAGGAATACCACCAGCACTCTGTAGAGTTAGATATGGTCCTCCACCAGCACCACTCGTAGTGGTCATCATCATTCCGTGTGCAGGTCCTGTAGCATCGAAACTTGCAGTTATTTGATTGATGGAGTTGAATTTGAATATTTCTGTTGCATCATCATAGGTTAGAGTTGAGTGTGCAGTTGCCGTACCATCTCCATCCATTGTTATTAATCTCGTGTCTGCATCATTAGCAACTGAGATTGAACCAGCAGGGCCAGCTGGGCCTTGAGGTCCAGAAGGTCCTGTTGGTCCAGCAGGTCCTTGTGGGCCAGCTGGGCCTTGTGGGCCAGGAGGTCCTGCAGGTCCTGCAGGTCCTGGTGGTCCACCACCTGTTATGAATTCGTGATAAGTACCACTTTGACCTTCATATACTCGTAAAGAATTATTTGCCGAACTGAAGTATATCGCACCACTTCTTACATTTTTTCCATATGGTGCAGTTGTTGGTAATTGTAATGCATTCAATCCTTGAATAAAGAACCTTGAATCATTACCTGATGCACGAAGAATACTATTAGGTTCTTCCATAGAAATAAATTGTCGTGCTCCAGTAGATGTAGCACCAATTTGAGTTCCCATAAAGAACCTCGTTGCACCAGGTCTATTTGCTGTTCCAGCATTTGGTATTATGTGAAATTGAACTCCTCTTACTGGATCACCATCAGATAGTGATTGTGAAACTCTTTTGAATCCACCCCTTGATGATATAGAACCAGTTCCAATAGCAAACATAGAACCAGATTCATCATCAACCAATGTATTTATTTCAGCCTGTATTATTGATTGTGAAACAATCTTCATCATATCAACAACTCTAAACACCGAGTCTTGTTGATATTTGTTTCCATTTTTATCACCAAATTGGAAGAAATCGTCTGTAGCAGGTAGTCCTCGTCCTGGTGCAGCTGTATAGGCTGCCATCTTTCTGAATGCAAGTGAATCTGCATGATTTTTGAAATCTGGTGCAGAAATCATATTGAATTCTGCATTCGTTATAGCTCCACCAACAGTTGCGACAGAAGCAGATAATGCAGCCACAGTAGTAAAAGGTACGATTGAAGTATCAGAATCAGATATAACAAATCCTGAATTATCATCTTCGTCTGCTTGAATTTTAAATCTTTGAAATAGTTTAGATGCTCCAGCACTACCATCGTAATAATGTGGGGTCGCATTATTACCATTTACAATACTAAATTGATTTATATCCCAACTAGCTATTAGATTGTCACCCTCACCTATTCGGAATACTTCGTTTCCACCAGTATATCCACCACCATCATATCCAACAATACCCCACGAACCAGTAGCACCTGAGTCGTCTATTTTTCCTATCTTTATTCTTGGATTACCTTTTAGTCCACCAACCTCTAATGATTCTCCAAAGAATCCCATATTAGCCGTAACTGATTGTGCATCAACTCCTTCAGTTAATAAAATATTTGAGGCGGTTACATCACCAGAAGGGGATACTCTAAAGAAAGAAGTACTTATCTCACCACTCGAACTTATATATAAATTAGGTCTATCACTTGTACCACCAACTGATAATTGGTCGTTGAAAAATCCAAAGTTTGCACTAACACCATCCGCAGTCAATCCACCACTCAAGTCCATATTTGATGCAGTAACAGTACCAGTTGCAGATACTTTGAAATTACTTGAAGATATAATCAATCCCTCACCAGTTTCTGCTGGAGTAAAGTTTCCACCAATCTGTCCACTAACAGTCAAGTCACCTGTAATTGCTGCAGTACTACCAT